CAATTTAATCCAGAGGAGGTATCTGTTAAGAAGGTTAGAGAATTGTTTACTTAATGTTATAATAATTAATTATTGAAAAGATTATGTTTGACTCCGTTTTCTCTCCAAATAGTTCCGCAATATTCCGAGCTAAAACACCTGACTACGTTAAGCCAAAGTCGATAAAAATTAATCTGAATAGATTAGAGAGTGGTGGGGTTAATACTTTAACCGATGCCTTTAGTCGCGTGGTTTCTAAAGCATTAAAGGATTTAGACGGAGCGATTAGAACCAAGGACTCAAAGGCAATTGAAAACTATCAAGCCGTCTTAATTCCTGAGTTGACTAAATCAATTTATGGAATGTGGTTAGGGGGTTGGAACATCGGGCGGAAGCATGGAAACAATGAAATTAAGTCTCAACAGAAAAAGGGAACGGCTAATTTTGATGAGGATCTACTAGATACGGAATTAGCATCTATAGAGAATGTCCCTGCTCAGACTGCGATCGCTAATCGTTCAAAAACTCTGGCATCTGACATCTCGACAACTCAATGGGGGAAAATTAAGAATCATCTATTTGCAGCAATCCAACCCCAATCCGAAACAGGGGAACCGATAAACAGATCAGAACTTCTCAAGCGGATCAATTCAGAATTGGGTGATAAGGGTTTCAAGAATCGCGCTGAAAAGATAGCTCGCACTGAACTGACTTTTGCTTATAACGCCGGAAGGTTGCAGACCTATAAAGATTCGGGTTTAGTGTCTCATGTTGTTTTCCTGTCAATCATGGATGATCGCCGTTGTCAGGTGTGCGAAGACCGCCACGGGATGACTATTGATCTTAATGATATAGAGACTGTTTCAGCTAATACCCCGCCGATGCACGTTATGTGTCGCTGTGTACTATCTCCCCGTTTGGCAGATCCCTCTAATCAAGATGAGCTAGACAAGGACAGCCAATCATCTAAAAAAAGAAAGTTATTTAATGCACCGCCCAAATGGTTAGCTGCGGGTATCTTAGCAGCGATTCTATTGTCACAGAAAAAGGCACGGGTTCCGGGGTCGGGTGTCGCTTCACCAGGAATTTCGATCCCATCTCCAGTCAGGGAGGCTGTTGAACGGGGACTTGTAGATGTTGCCCTTGCCTCTCAACTTCACCGGATAGCCAAAGCGACGGGAGAGGTGCAGACGGCAGAACAGATCCGTCAACGTCGCAAGAATCAGACTGAATCATTGCCGGGTCAAGGTGTGATTGAGATTCAACCCCGATTATTTTTAAATGGAGTTGAGTTAAACAGCGCCACGCCTGAAGAAATTAGAGAGGGATTAAAAGAATTTTTACCTAAAAAACAATTAGATGATTTAATCAATTATTTACAAGAGAATAAAGTTAGTTCTATTGATGATTTATTGGATGTCAAGGGGATATCTCGCAAAAGTAAAGCCTTTAAAACATTGCAGGGTTTAGCTGATAAAGATAAACTCAGGATTGAATTAGAAAAACTAACCAGTCCTTCGGAATTATGGTTAAAGAATTTGGGATTTTCCCGTTCAGAATCCAAGGCAATTTTTGACGAATTAAAAGATAAACCTTCTAAGTCATGGAGTGATTTAAAACGTAGACTCAAAAAGCGTGGTATTTCTGATGACCGGATACAGAGAGCTATAGATAAAATTAAATCAATCGAAGCACAAGAAAAACGTCAGGTTGTGGGATTGGATGATTACGTCCCAATGATTCCCGATGATGTGACTTTAGACACTCCAGAGATTGCAGTTGGTAAAATTATCAAACAGAGGGAAATCGGGCTACAACAACGACGCGAAGCCTTACAAGAAATCAAGGATCTAGGAATTGAGTTAGCTAAAATTAGATCCGATGAGAGCAGATTTAATGTCCGTCTTCGTCGCATGAACAAACGGAATCCCAAGGAGTTCGTCTCACCTGAAGAAATTAGAATTAGAGAAGTTAGACAGGCTCGGATTCAAACAAAAATAGAACAAGCCCAAAAAAAAGCCAACGCCATCGGATTGCAACTTGAAAAAGCTAATCTGGCACTTAATCAATTAGATATCCCCAATCTCACACCCGCAGCCAAACTACGAAACCAAGCTGTTGAGAATCTAGGGAATGAAGGATCTAGTCTGTCCGATGCTACCAATAGCTTAAAGGCTCAAATATCTAACGAGATAGACAGCCAAATGTCTAAAGGTTTCATCCCTCCTAACAAGAAAATAGCGGGGCTAGAACAAGCAAATAACCGTGCTAAATTAATTATAGAACCCGTGTCTAATCTGATTGAAAAAACAAACCTAGAGGGTTTACAATCTAAATTAACTGAACTCCAATCCCACTATCAAAACCTATTAGATCCTCTTTACCCTGAGAACTTTTTTGGGCGTGATATTCAAAATGAATTGACATCACTTCGCGCCGAACTAAAAAGGGTTAAGGCCGAGATTGATAGTTCTGTTAGACTATTGAAAAGAACCGATCAAACCCTCACAGCTACAACCAATCAAACTGAATCAATCTTAGGGAGGATGGGTTATCTAAAGACCGGAGCGCAACTAGAAAAACAAGCTAAAGAACTTGAATCTCAGATATTAGATTGGGAAAATAGAGTTAAGAAAACTAAAAACTACGAGCAAACCTACGAGCCGTTTAGTCAGATAGAAAGACAACAACCGTTAGACAAGTTGACTCAGGATGCTATGGATATTAAAGCTCAAGTCCCTAAGTTCAAAAAGGAATTAGAGAGTAGGTTTAGGCCTGGATTAGATAATGCCAAGTCCACTATTTCTGACATCGCTATACAGACTAAAAAACTTGAACAATTGCAGAAAGAAATTGATGGTATTCTAGCTGATACCTCTAAACTTCCCATAACCAAAACTCAAATCCCCGACTCTGACATAGGGACGTATAACGCGGCGGTCGAATTGCGCAAAATATCCCGTGAGATTGCAGAGGAAACTAAACGGTTAAAAGCGTTAGCTGGTGCTAGTCGGGTTAACCTTGATGAGTCTTTAAAGTCACAAAATAAAACCTATCAGCAATACGAAAAACAACGGTTTGGGGATGAACAGACTCCATCATGGGAAAAGAATCTATCCCCAATGGTTGAGTCTCGCATCAATCAAATTGAGGATGCTGTTAAAAAGTTGGAAGCCATAGGTCAGGATTGGAATATAGGGTTTTTAATTGATATCGGTCAAAAGATTGATGATGGTGTTGATGCCACGGGAAAAGCTCTCAAGGTTCGGCGGTGGCTTGATGCTAACGGGCTTTCACCTGAAGACTTAACTTTTTTACCGCTTACTGGTAAAAAAGTGGGTTATGAAGCCATTAGACAGTTAGCTGACGAAACTTTAAGGCAGTACAGTATTGTCCAGTCCAGTATTAGAACACTCAAAAAAGATACCCAGTTTAAAGTATTTACTGAAAATGGATTAATTGAGGAAGGCGAGTTTTTAAAATGGGCAGAAGATCAAGCCGTGTACTGGCAGAACCAAATTAAATCATCAACATCTGACAACTGGCAGGGGTCAAGTTATGAGCGAGTTGACAAACTCTGGAAATCTTTAGAGGGTAAAAAGGCTTCAGACTTACAGGCTAGACAATCAATCAAGCCCGATGATGTACAAGGTCAACTACGGAAAACCGTAGGCAAATATCAAGACTGGCAACGTAAATATACTGTACTCAAGGAACAGGGAGAGGTAACAGGGAATGGAATTAGATCCTTAAATGATGCTCAGAAGAAATTATTAAATGAGCAAAATATTCTATTGGAACAACTTGATAGATACAATCTTGATAGCTCAAATCTAATTAGAGATAACGCAGACAACACCCTACAAATATGGGAGAAGGTCAGACAGGATGCTGGTAAACCCGTATTCTTTGATGTGAAAGGAAAAGCTATCGAGAGGGGGGAACTATTTAAACAATTAGATGAGATTGAGAATAAGTTAAAACAATCTCTGAACATGAGAGAAATCAAGATAGAACCGCTAACTTATCAAGCTGATAAAGCCTCGGCAATGATTAGAGATCGGAATATTCTTAATCAAGCCTTGACTGAATTAGAGCCTAAAATATCTGAAATTCAACAACAAATTCAACAGCTTAGTATTGCCAAGAAAGGAACTAAAAAGTTAGAGGCTCAACTGAGTAAGTTACAACTAGAAAAACAGATTAAACAACAGCAGTTAGGGGAGGTTATTCAAGATGTTAGAGACTTGAGATTACCGCCATTACAGAATGAGCAAATCCAAATCCTTAAAGGTCAGATAGTAAATACCCAGAAACAGTTAACGGGTATTCAATCTGAAATGGCAACACTGCGACGGGAAATAACCGCACTCAAAGAGCAGCCGTTAGATGGGTCGGCATCGGGCATTAAACGCCAAAATAGACTTAATGCTTTGGAGGGTAGCATCACCCGCAAGAATCAAGATTTATTTAAGGTTGTTGGGATGTTAAATAATCAGAGGGAAGAATTAGGAAAGTTGAGAGCAGGGAGTTAATGGAATAAATAGCTTAAAGTGTTTTGGTGTATAATAGAAAAGAGAAAAGCCAGAGGTTTTCTACCTTCTCCGGCTTTTCTCAAAAACGTTGTAATAATTTATTGGAAATCTATGTCTAATATAGCATTATCTGGCAATCAAGATCACAGTCAATCCAAATCCCCTTTTGACTCAATTAAGCGCGTTGACCGTGAAGGGCGCGAATACTGGTTGGCACGGGAGTTGATGAAACTTTTGGGATACGTCAAATGGCAAAGGTTTGAGGATGCCATAGAAAAGTCTAAAATCTCGCTTGAAAACTCCAACGGGAACCCAGACGAGCATTTCACCCACTTACCGGGGTTGCCTACTAGCAAAGGTCGGTTTGGGGACGATTATCAGCTTTCTCGATATGCCTGCTATCTGGTCGTAATAAGTGCCGATCCTCGTAAGATTGAAATTGCACAAGCGCAATCTTATTTTGCTGTAAAGTTAACGCTTTTTGACGGATTAATAAAACACTTTACAGGATGCAACCCTGACATATTCCCAAAAACTTCAGGATTTGAACGAGATCCGTCTGGGTTTGTCTATCTGATAGAATCGGTGGGAGTGCAACGCTACAAGATAGGCTACTCAAAAGAAGTTTACAAAAGAGCATCAAATATACAGACATCTACTCCATTTGAAATCAGAGTCCTGTACAGATATTTTTCAGTAGATGCCCCTCAGTTAGAGAGATTACTGCATGAATATCATGATGCCTACCGGATTCGTGGTGAATGGTTTGAACTGCCACTGTCAGAAGTGTCTAATTTCTTGAATGTTGCCAATGAACTTGATCAAGGTATTGAGTTGGATACGGAGTTGGAGTTGTGGGCAAATCAGAAAGGCGATCGCCAGATGATTATTGGTGAATAGTGTGGGCTGATTCTCTTTCCTCAAACTTATCAATTTGGGATTCAATTAAGTTTTCAACTGCGATCGCAACATAGCCATTAAATAAACCTGCTAGAAACCCAATAGCAGGTGAAAATGGCATGAGTACCAGATACACAATAACAGAAGCCTCAAAGGTTTGGCAGTAGGGGCATTGAAATAATTTA